AATTTCTTTTGCTCCGGTCCACGGCATTCCATAACCCATCATGGCAAGTCGCTCTGCTTGCTGTTTGGTACTTTCGTTTTCTTTATTTAAACGTTCATAGAATTTAACCAGAGCATCGCCAATAGGTTGATCATTAGGTTCTAGAAGCCACGTATTAACATACTCGTGATTGCGTAGATTCCTTACTGTGCAATAACCACTTGTAGTCTGACTGAAAGGATAGATAATAACAAAATTATTGTTATCAATAACCTGCGTAACTGTGTACTCACCAGATATTGCATTACCGCTTGTGAACTCCAATTCAATCCTGGTATTAACTCCTAAACCATGACCTTTTGCATTGACTGTAATGTTGGGTCCACCTGTTTGCTCATAACGTGCATTGAGATTGATTGGATCGTTACCTTCATCATGAACAACAGACCACATGGCAGCGTAAATATGTTTACACCATCTGGCTTGATAGTAAAGTAAATTGGGATAAGAAAAAGCTGCTGTATCTTCATAGCCAGGAAGTTCATAAAAGTTATTGACAGGGACATAACCAAAATCGTTATAAACACCAATGTCGTCTCTAGTGTTAACAATGTTGCCATCACGATCTAAACGTTGACCTGGTTTAACAATATTTGCTGGCGTTCTTGGAAATTTACTTTTGGAGGAATCTTTGTAAAGGTTATAGTTTTCTCGACGTAAAAAATCTGGGCAAGTGCATTGATAACGAATTTCAGTTGTCAGATAACGTCCGACTTCAAAGCCTCGATGTGCTGGCGTAATTGTTTTTGTAATACCTTGAGCGGCAGGAAGCCCTGTTTCGGGATTGAAAATACGATTACCATAGCTATCATCACGTTGAAATAAAATCTCATTAGTTGTAATATCAACACCAGTAACTGTATAGCCTACGTAATCATTGTAATTGTAACCACGAATTCTACGGCTCAAAACACCAGAACCTGAAGTTGTTGTTGGCGCTACAGATGTAACAGTAAATTGTGTTGAACTCGTGACAGTAACATTATATAAACCTGGGATGGAAACACCGCTAAAAAATACTAATAAAACTTCATTATCAGTAGAAAGTCCATGATCAGAGGAGCAGTTAATTGTAATAGTTGTTCCAATTTGTGAGTAATTAAACATAATACCTGGATCACGTTCGATAACACGATCTGCTAAACGTTCACCAGTAAAAAAAGTAACTGGAGTAGGAAGAAAACGAATCCCAACTCGCATCTCTGTCCACACTGGATTATCGAATGTTGTATTCTGTCGAACCTGAACATTACCGCCTGTTGTAACAGCGGCTGATGCTGTGCAGGTAAATGTATTAAGTGTTTTTGATGTGATAGTTAGTGTTTCATTAACACCAGCGCCTGAAGTAAAAACAAGGTAAACAGATTCTCCTAGATATAAACCATGTTCATTTAACGTTACTGTAACAGTTGTACCAACTTGGGAATAAGTACCAGAGCTAGGAGCTGTTAAATAGCGAATACTTTCGATAGGTAAACCAAAGTTATAAAAGCTAAAGCTATTCGTATCACGAACAGCAACGATCTGTTCTCCAATTTCCGGATTACTGCTTGGAAATGTAAATACTCGTGCAGGAATAAAAACACCAGGAAACTGCTGGAAAGCAACATACATCCTGAAGTCGCCACGGGTATTGCGTTCGGTAGCATTTGACCCTAAATAAGTTTGAGTAATACAGTATAAATCGTAACCACGTCTCCATCTGGACCAGAGGCTATCGTGGTCATAAAACCTAATACGACTTGTTACAGAGTAATCATCTGGTGTGAATTTATAAGGATCATCATCCCCAAGATCATATTTCTTTTTACTCTTTTTACTTACATCATCAAATCCCTTGAAGCTAGCATCAAAGGATCCACCAAAACTTTGCTTCTTACGGGGCATCGATACTTAACTTCTTATCTGGTGATCCTGGGTAAGGATAATTTACTTCAGGAACACCCACCATCCTTCGCCAATTATTGGCAATATCAACAGCTAAACGCCAATTCGTATTATCTTGTTGGCGATTATTTTGCATCAATAGTAACCAGCTTGAACATTAACGTAGAAACCATTCGTTAATGCAGTAGTGCCACTGACTGCAGCATAAAGAGCAGTACCACGAGGAAGCATTAATCCACGCATTTTAGGTGACACTTCATTATTGGCGGAACCAAAATTAGAACCAGCGTGAGGTACTGGATGATTGATAAGCGGAAGCTTCTCTTTAAGCGTCAGACTATATTCTTGATCCGTAGGAGTTGCTTCTACATTAACAACAAACAAAGGCAAGAATTGATTGGTGCTTGTAATGGTTCCGGTATTGACAGCGTAAAAACAAATATCAATTGGATTATAAATATTAACGTTACCAGTTGTATCAACACTATTGCCAGCAGTCATTGTAAAAGTGGTGCTAGTGATAGCAGTAACTGTCAGCTCAGCATCAGTTGCCGTACCGCTGGTAAAGTCCAGGTAAACGTTCTGGCCAACCTTTAGGTTATGGTTCGATGCAGTAACAGTCAGAACGGTACCAGGAGTACCGGAAGTAGAACCGTCATTACTCTGAACGTAGGCACCACTCAGAGCAGTCTTGGCATCAACATAAATGTTGACATCTTTAGTATAACGAAGATAGATCTCATCAATGTAAGCACCACTAATTGACGTATCCGTTAATGCAGAATCAACATCAAAAATCTTTGTTGCGTTACCAATGGACGTTGGAATCAAGCTGGTAGCAAACAACTGACCAGACGCAACAGTCAGGAGTGTACTAGAAGATGCTGGACGATCCAGCATCATTGGTTGTTTGTTACTCGCGGATGAAGCCAATGTTTTTACCTTATGTTGTTTTTATTTTAGCTGATCAAACATCAAGATGTTTATTTAGTTTTTTGGCTTGCTTTTGACGTTTATGTTCTGAAAGCCAGAACTGCATATACATAATTTCTTCTGGTGCAAAAAACTCAGGCTGTTTAAGAGCGTTCTTGACCAGCTTCTTTTTGCTTGTCACGATTTGATCTACTCTTTTCTTCCATCTTAACGCGAGCCTTCTTTACAGCTTCTTTGCGACGAGAATTATCAGATTCTTTTTTGTTTTCATCTGTTTCTACATCTTTGCCTTCTTTCTCTGCAGCTTTCTTTTTGAAGTGCTCAAGAAGCTCGGGAGGCATTTTGTTTTTTGCCATGGTCAACTAAAATAGGTTGGATTATTAAAATAATTTGTAGATCCAGATGCAGCTTTTGTAAGCAGGTCTATAGGATTAATTTTAAGTCCTGTAGACATTTGAGGTGTTTCAAGACCTTTGCCAATATAGTATTTTAAAAACTGAGAACCAAAATCATCGGTTTCTTTCTGTGCTACTCCTCCAGGAACAATTAAGTTGATGTTAATTGGTTGACCAGGTAATTGAGTCTGGGTTGTTTGAGTTGGTATTTGTTGTTTTAGATCTGGTTTAAACTCTCTTTGTTGCGCTGGTGCTATTGGTTGATTGGGATTTTTTAAAAATGCACTAATCTCTGCACGTTCAGCAGCTGTTGCTTTATCGCTTGGTCCAATCCAGGGGCTAATACTTCCTGCTTCTTTAATGTAATCTAAAGCTAATTTATCTTGAAGTTCTGGAGTGAATTTTTGACTAGGGTCAATTTTAAGCTTTGAAACTCGTTCTCTTAGCGTTGGACCAATAAATTGATAACGTCCAACCGCATGTAATTTCCCTTTATTAATCCATTCAGTATTAGAAATTCCTGTGTCTTTCTGTAGATTCATAATCTCACCAACAGTCATATCAGTGAGAGGGCGACCACCATGTTGCTTCATTTTGCGAATGTCACCGCTATAACCTAAAACTCCGCGACCACCTGCAATTCCAATTTGATTGACAGCTTGGTAACCACCAACTGGATCAGATTCATACTTACCAATGATGTCTAAAACACGCCTTGGATTTGCCATAATTACCTAACCTCGTTAGCAAAATAAATCCTGGTACCAACAGCAACATCAGCTGGACCCGGTAACGCTTGAATAAACTCAGCACCTTCTCGATTAAAACGATAACGTGCTTGCTCTGGATTACGGTAGTTAGGAACGTAAAGATGTAGAGCAAGACGATCACATTCATACATGTAGATCTGTGTCCACGTCTTCAACGTTTCTTTGTAATCCGTTGTGCTAATGGTACGATCAACGTCACCAGCAATGTTTTCACGGCGACCAGCAGGAGTAATGTCATTGTTAACACTACCTGTCATATCAGTACGCTTTTCTGCTTCATCGCAGCGCGTAACCTGCTCAACAATTTTAGAATACCAATAGGAATCTTGAATGTTGCTAAGAGCTTCCTCAAGTCGTGCCAGATCACCAGCGGGAATTGATGTTTGATTGTATCCCAAGTGCCATCGCACTTTGGACTTAAGGAAGTTATCTAGCTGCATTACAAATAACTATTTCCAATATTATTCTACACGAACAAGATTCTCTTTAAAGATTTCATCCCAATCAATACGTTTAATTGCACGTAGTTGTTCAAGTTTTAGAAACTTTTCTCCCATCATCGAAGATTGCAAATCTTTAATATCCCGTGCTGTTTTAAGGCCCACGCCAGGGAGAGCATCAGCGATTTGACGTGCACTAGCAGTATTGATATTAATGCGGGAATCAACAGGAAACGTTTCTTTTTTAGCAGGAATAGGTGGGTTAACACCTTCTGCTTTCAGTGATTCAGTAAGACGTTCCTCTGTTTTAATCTTTTCAGTTGTTGCTTCAAGATGGGGTTGAAGATCTTCTTCATGAACGTAAAGAACTTCATCTTGAGCATCAACGCACATCACAATTCCATCTCCATGTTTGGAGATCATTTCAACAAGAGAACCTGTTGGTTTGTATTGATAAAGCATCGAAGCAATAGGAGCTATCAATACAATACCAAACTTTACCTATAAATATAAAAAAGGGCCGGTCGTAAGACCAGCCCAATTTTAATTGATCTAAAAAGATCAGGTGTCGTCGCCGCCTTGCTGAGAAGCGAAGTCAATGAACTCCTGAATATCATTCCAGGAAACCTGAGCAGCAGGGCGCAGGTAGTTCACACGGCAGATGATATAAGCAGCTTTACCAGCAGTCGAGTCATCGGCACTAATGAAAACACCGTCACCATCAGCAGAGGTTGAGGTAACGCCGTTAACATTATATGCTTTGAACGTGGTGTCTGCAGTCACCTTGTAGAACATCGAGTCTGCAGCATCACCAGCCACAATACCGCCAGTGGTAACAGTGGTCCAGAAGGGAATGTTACCGACGGTCGTATCGCCAACACCTTGAGCCCAAGCAGAGCTTGCAGCAGCAGGAGTGATGGCGCTAGCAGCAGCCAGACCATTGGCCTGAGTAGCAGGAACACCAAAGGGTGAACCAGAGTTGTCAGGACCAAACAGAATGAACTCACCAGTGGTACCGCCAAGATCAGCAGTCACAGGAGAGGCAGGGAATGCAGGCTCGCCACCAGCAGGAATGTCCTGACCAATAGCAATAGAAGCACCGTAAATATAAGCAGGACGTGCAGCAGAAGCTTGCACAACCATGGAAGTACGATTATCACGCACACGATCATCAGGACGACGATCGGGGGAAGGGATAATCAGATCAAAGCTCTTATAGCTAGCTTTATCAGCAGCCAGGTTTTCAACCTTGGCATAACCAATCAACTCATAAGCTTCGATACCAGGCCAACCATACACACCTTCAGTATTGAAGGAGGAAAGGCGGTTAATTTGATTACCGGGCTGCAGGATAGCACCGGCTTCAGATTTGTAAGTAGCCATTGTTTAATTAACCTCCTATATCACTCAGTAATGGTAAAGGCAACAGTGGTGAAGTCCTTATTCAGATTAGCAAAACCAGCATAGAGTTGCCAGATCAGAATAATAAAACGGCTGAAGTCATCATTGTTATTGATGAGGACTTGAGCGTTAGGACCACCGATACCAACGCCAACTGCCTGAGGACCGAAGAACAGAGCAGGAGGAGTGTCGTGAGAAACAGCACCGCTACCATCGGCAATGTCCACAGTGATGGACTTGGAGGGGAAGTTGGTAGACTCGAAGAAACGCACACCTTCAAACACAAAGCCGGAAGGCATCACAGGCTCGCCGCCCACGAATTGAGCTTGGCCATACTGACCGCCGCCATAAAGAGCAGCATTAGGAGCCATCATGCCCATCAGAGGATTAGGCTGACCCATGCCAGGATAACGGGCCACTTCGCGGAAGCCCTGATCAGCACGTAGGTCCTTCATGAAGGAAGGATCAGCAATACAACGATAATAGCCGTCAGCAAAGACAGGGACGTTACGCTTGCGGAGACCTTTAACAACCTCAAGGAGGTCAGTCTTCACATTGAACTTGAAACGCTCCGAAGCATACTCAGTAGCAGAGTAAGCAGTCAGAGTAGTAGTACCGGTCTTGGCCTTATCGTTCGGGTAGTAGTAACCACCTTGAGTATCAGAGGACTGGCCACGGGATTCTGCCTTGAAGAGTTCATCAAGGAAGACGCGATCACGCCAGCGGCGATAGTCATCCAGCAGAGTCAGGCTGCCGATAGACTGGTGGAACATGTTCAGGTTGCCAGTGTCCAAAAGCAGACGCTGAGCAGTCATCAGGGTCTCACGAGCAATTTTGAAAGTGCTCGGGAGGTTGGTGTTATTCGGATCTGCAGGACCGGTGTACTCACGGAGAGACACCAGCACTTTATCCTTAACAATAGACCGGCTGTTAGCGGTACCAATGGTTTGATCCTGGGTACGCTCACGGCTGGTCTTAGTGCCAGGATTACCGAAGAAACGGTAACGATCTAACTGAACAGTTTGACCCGGTTGCTTGGTAAAATCGTGGACAACCACAGGCTCACAAGCCATTTCCACGATGTATGCAGGGTGGGGACGGTAAAGTTCCGCACCAAGCAGTTTTGGAAAATCGTTATCAATAAACATTGTCTATTCAGCGTAA